AACCGGATTAAAAGACCCCCAGCGCATGCCCGCCGACCATGGCGGCATGCGCTGATTGCTTTGGGCTTGTAGCTCCCCAAGCGTGATCGGCGCACCACCGATCCACCTTGAGGAGTTTGCATGTTTCGTTCTATTCCGCGCATGGCCGGCTGGCTGCTGATGGCCGTGGTCCTGGTCGCAGCGATTGGGCTGATTTCCCCCCAGCAGTTGCCGGTTGCTGCCTACAAGCTCTCCCTGATTAGCCTGGCCGCCGTGGTGGCCTATTGGCTGGACCGCTCCCTGTTTCCCTATGCGCGGCCCGACTCGTACCTGGAGCGGGACTGGCGCCATGGGACAGGTGAGCCTGAGTTCGATGCTGACTACCGTGTGGTGCCAGGGTATATGCAGGCGTTTTGTGCAGCCATGCTGCGCCGGGCCATCGTTGTGGCTGGTGTCGTGCTGGCCGTGGCCATGGGGCTGTGAGCATGCGCGTGAAAGACTTCTTTTGCGCGGTACTGCTGGTGGCTTCTGCCGCTGTGCTCGCGGGCCTGATGCCCTTACCAGCACAGGCGCAAGCTAGCCAGATACCTCAGGCGGCCCAACCCTACCGCGCCGAACTGGTGCGCAACGCCCGAGCCATTTGGGGCTTGAATGCCCCCGTGGCGACCTTCGCTGCCCAGGTGCACCAAGAGAGCGCCTGGAAGCCCAGCGCCATCTCCCGCGTAGGCGCACAGGGCCTGGCTCAGTTCATGCCGGGCACCTCGCAGTGGATTGCTGGCCTGCACCCGGCACTGGCTGCCAATGAGCCCTTTAACCCCAGCTGGGCGCTTCGCGCCCTGGTGCAGTACGACGCCTGGATTCATGTCCGCGTGGCCGCCGCAACGCCTTGTGATCGCATGGCCATGGTGCTTTCTGGCTACAACGGCGGCCTGGGCTGGGTGCAACGTGACAAGTCGCTGGCAGCACGCCAGGGGCTAGATTCCATGACTTGGTGGACCGCAGTGGAGACGGTCAATGCCGGCCGCAGTGCCGCCAACTGGCGCGAAAACCGCGACTACCCGCGCCGCATCCTCTTCCGCCTGGAGCCTGTCTATGTGGCTGCAGGCTGGGGCCCAGGGAGCTGCCCATGATGCGCCGCTTACTGTCGTCCATCCTCTTCGGCCTGGGTGACCTGGTTGCGGGCATCCCTGCACCGTCCGTGGTCCGTGGCCCGCTGCCTGACCCGCGTGATGTGCTGTTCATGCCGCTGATGCGCCAAGGCCGTGTCTCAGGCATGCGCGCAGTACAGCGCCAGGCACGCAAGCGCCGCAACCAGCGAAAGGCCCGCCGTGCTGGCTAAGAGCCCAACCTCATCCCGTTTGAACCTGCTGCTGGCAATGCTGGTGCTGTGTTGCATCTGCGTGGGCCTGGGGGCTGTGGGTGGCTATCGCTACGCCGCTGCCCAGGGAGCCACAGCCCTGGCCACGGCCGAGGCTGCACGCGCCCAAGAGCATGAGGCTGCTGCAGAACAGCTTGCACGCCAGGCCCTGGTGGCTTCTGGCCGTCTGGCGCAGCAGGTGCTGCGTGCCCATGCACTGGAAACCCAGCTCAGCAACGCCAAGGCGCAGCACGCCAAGGAAAAGAAAGCCCTTCTGCAAAGGATTGCCGATGTCACCACTGTCTATGTCCCGTCGCCCGGTGCGGCGCCTGAGCCTTTGCCTCGCAGCGTGTTCACTGCTGGCTTCGTGCGCGAGTACAACGCCGCCATCGGCATCGGCTCCGATCTGCCTGGAGCTGACAAGGGCGCCGCTGCCGCCGCAGCTGGCCCAGCGCCCAGCAGCCCCTCCAGCACTGAAGCCTGGCTACGCGAGTCAGGGCTCAGCCAAGCCGACATCCTTGCCCACATCGGTGACTACGGGGAGCACTGCCGCAACCTCAGTGCCCAAGTGAATGGGTTGCTGAACGAAATCGCGGGCGAAGCTGGGGGGTCCGATGGACATCATTGATTTGGCCTATCTGGTCGAAGCCGGTGAACGTGAGCGTGCCTTGCAGGCCGCCCGCGCCAAGAGCCTGGCCACCCGCGCCTCGGCCGAGTTCTGTGAAGACTGCGGCGCACCTATCCCGCAAGCGCGCCGCCAGGCTGTGCCTGGTGTGCAGCGCTGCGTGGGTTGCCAGTCCATCCAGGAGAAAGCGAGCCCCAGGAAATGATGCTGCAGATTGAGTTTTGGCAGCTGGTCAGCATGTGCGCGGCGGGGTTGTGCGCCTTTGCGGGCGTGCTGTGGGCGGTGGTGCGCATGGGCCTGTCGCAGGCCCAGCTCACCCAGCAGGAAGCACAGAAGCAGGTGCTGCAGCGCCTGGATGCCATTGATGTGGCCAACAAGGATGCTGCGCACAAGTCCAACAAGTTGGAACGCGAGCTGCTGCAGTTGCAAGTGGACCTGGCCAAAGAATACGTGCGCCGGGAAGACTACATCCTTGGTCAAGCCGTGCTGGAAGCCAAGTTGGACAAGGTTTACGAGAAGCTGGAAGTGGTCCAGCTGAAGGGAGAACGCAATGTCGGTTGACATCACCAAGATCCGGCGCGAAGCCATGCGCTGGCATCTGATCAACACCTTGAACAAGGCGCGGCCGTACACCACCAATGAGCAGTTCTTGCTGGATGTAATGCGCCATATCTACCCCGATGTGACAGCACTGGAGATCCGCCGCGAGCTGGACTATCTGTCCGACCGCGACCTGCTGGAGCTGAACAAAGAGCCCTCTGGCACCTGGTTTGCTGACCTGGCTCGTTATGGCGTGGACATTGCCGAGTACACGATTGCGTGTGAGCCCGGCATTGCCCGCCCTGTGAAGTACTGGGCGGGCGACTGATGGCCCGCCGCTCCAGCATTGAGGGCTTGCCAGAGGACGTGCGCCGCTGGCTGGAACGCGCACTCACAGACTCCAAATTCAGCGGCTACCAAGCGCTGGAGGCCATGCTTAAGGACAAGGGCTTTGCCATCAGCAAGTCAGCCATCCATCGATATGGCCAGAAGATCGAGCGCCGCTACCAGGCGATCAAGGCCAGCACCGAAGCTGCACGCATGCTGACCGAGGGCGCGGCCGACGACCAGGACGCACGCTCCGAAGCCGTGATCGCTTTGGTGCAGACAGAGCTGTTCGAGTCAATCCTCAACCTGCAAGAAGCCGGTGATGAGGATGTGGACCCAGGTGAACGCCTTGGAATGCTGTCGGCCGCCGCAAAAAACATTGCCACGCTGGCCCGCGCCTCGGTCAACCAGAAGAAGTTCCGCCTGGACGAACAAGCCCGCATTGCCAAGGAAGCACGCGAGCAACTGCTGGCCGAGCAGGAGGAAAAACTGCAGGAGCTGCGTGGCTCGGACGGCCTGAGCGAGCAGATGGAAGCGCGCATCAAGCGCATCCTGCTTGGGAAGGGGTAAGCATGGCCAGCAAAGAACCGCCGCTGAAGCCCGTAGGCGCCCCTCGCAAGATAGACCTTGCTGAGGAGATGGAGCTGGCGGGCGTGGTGGTGCCGCAGGAGGTGGATGCCGCCATTCCAGCCGAACAAGCTGTGTTCCTGCCGTACCAGCAGCGCTGGTTTGAGGACGAGTCCCAGATCATGATCGCGGAGAAAAGCCGCCGCACAGGCCTGACCTGGGCGGAGGCTGGCCGCAACGTGGTCAAGGCCGCCCGCCCGCGCCGCCGCCAGGGCTGCAACACGTTCTACGTGGGCAGCAAGAAGGAAATGGCACTGGAATACATCGCCGCCTGCGCGCTGTTCGCCAAGGCCTTCAACGAGCTGGCCCAGGCCGATGTGTACGAGCAGACCTTCTGGGACGAAGGCAAGCAAGAAGAAATCCTCACCTACATGATCCGGTTCCCTAAGTCGGGGTTCAAGATCCAGGCCCTATCCAGCCGACCGTCCAACCTGCGGGGCCTGCAGGGTGACGTGGTGATTGACGAAGCTGCTTTCCATGAATCGCTGGAAGAGCTGCTCAAGGCAGCACTGGCCCTGACCATGTGGGGCAACAAGGTCCGCCTGATCAGCACCCACAACGGTGTGGACAACCCGTTCAACGACTACATCAAGGACGCCCGTGAGGGCAAAAAGGACTACAGCGTCCACCGCATCACCCTGGACGACGCCATTGCCGATGGCCTGTACCAGCGCATTTGTTATGTGACCGGCCAGACCTGGAGTGCCGAGGCCGAGAAAAAGTGGCGCGACGACCTGTACAAGAACGCGCCGAACATCGAAAGCGCCGAGGAAGAGTACGGTTGCGTGCCCAAGAACAGCGGGGGTGCCTGGCTCAGCCGTGCGCTGATTGAACTGCGCATGTCGCCCGACACCCCCATCATTCGCTGGGAGTGCGAGCCGGGCTTTGAAGTGCTGCCTGACCACGTTCGCCAGGCAGAGTGCCAAACCTGGATCGAGGAGCAGCTCAAACCCTTGCTGGACAAGCTGCCCCAGGATGCCATCAGCTACAACGGTGAAGACTTCGGACGCACTGGCGACTTGTCGGTTCATGTGCCGCTGATCCAGCGCGAGAACCTGCGGCTGACGGTGCCCTTCATCCTGGAGCTGCGCAATGTGCCGTTCCAGCAGCAGGAGCAAATCTGCATCTATCTGCTGGAGCGACTGCCACGCTTTCGGGGCGGGGCCTTTGATGCCCGCGGCAATGGCCAGTACCTGGCCGAGCGCGCCATGCAGAAATTTGGCGCCAGCCGTATCCAGCAAGTGATGCTGACCGAGGCGTGGTACCGGGAGAACATGCCGCCCGTCAAAGCTGCCCTGGAAGACGGCACGCTGGACGAGCTGCCCAAGCATGCCGATGTGTTGGGCGATCTGCGCCTGGTCGAAGTCATCAAGGGTGTGCCGCGCATTCCAGAAACCCGCACCACGGGCGCCGACAAGGGCAAGCGCCACGGGGATATGGCCGTCGCCTTGGCCCTGGCGCACTACGCCAGCCGGGAGCTGAACAAAGGGCCGGTCGTCGCCAAATCCCGCCGCCGCCGGACAGGCGCCCGCATTACCGAGGCATTTCAATGAACAGCAAAGCACGGGGCATCTATGTGACCCCCACCCAGTTTGTCGCGTTTGGCGAGTCTTCCAAGGGCTCGCTGTCTGCCGAGATTGCCACCCGCGACCGCAGCCCGGACTTTGCCAGCCTGGGCATGTATTTGCCCAACCCCGATCGGGTGCTCAAGGCCCTGGGCCGGGACATCACGGTCTACAAGGAGCTCCGGTCTGACCCCCATGTGGGCGGCTGTGTGCGCCGCCGCAAGAGCGCGGTCAAGGCCCTTGAGTGGGGGCTGGACCGCGACAAGGCCAAAAGCCGCGTGGCCAAGTCGATCGAAAGCATGCTGGCCGACTTGGACATGCACCGCGTGATCACCG